TTATACCATCTGACCGTGATGAAAACGGTAACTTATTATATGAAATTGAGCCATGGGTGGTACCACAATCTGGTATAGATATTGGCAAGGTGGTCAATAGACACAAAACTGATATGCTACAATCACTATTGGCTGACTGGATCACGCTTGGATCAAGCAGTGGTGGTGGCTCATACGCATTGGCGGACTCAAAGACTGAAGTTTTTGCCATGTTAGTCACATCTATTCTGAAGAATATAGAGTCAACACTTAACCATCAGCTTGTGAAACCACTATTTAAACTGAATGGTATCACAACTGATCTACCAAAATTTAAATTTGCTGAAATTGAGACACAAGATCTCAACAACTTGGGTAATTATGTTGATAAACTGGTTGCATCGGGCATTTTACAACCGTCAACTCAAATTGCTGATTATCTACTAGCACAGGCAAATATACCAAATAACCAGGATGATTTATGAAAATTGTAAAATTAAACGACGAAAAGATGCAGGTCACAGGGTGGGCATATGTCTCTACTGTAGATGGCAAAGCAATTCCTGACCACTCTGGGGATACTATTGGCATAAATACACTTGAAAAGGCAGCCCATGATTATATTTTAAACAGCAGAACAGGTAAAGCAAATCATGATGGCCCACAGGTGGCGTACATAGTCAACTCATTCGTATTCACCAAAGAGAACCAACTTGATTTAGGTATTGACCTTGGTCGTGAAGGGTGGTTGATCACGATGCAGATAACAGATATGGCAGTATGGGATCAGGTGAAGAAAGGAGAATTCAAAATGTTCTCTGTAGCCGGTTCTGGTAAATACAAAAAGGATAAATAATATGGCTGAACTTATAAATTTAGAAATTAATGAAATCTCTTTAGTTACAGATGGGGATAATAAGAATGCAGATATTGCATTTTTCAAGCGTAAGGCGGCAATGCCTTCACATTTAAATAAGGAAGAAGAAATGACAGATGTTACTAAAGCAAATGTTGATGAACTTGCTGCTAAGATTGAGGAAATTCAATCACAGCTTGCGTTATTGATGGAAGCTATAACAACAGATGCCCAACCAATGGAAGATACACCAGCTGAACCAGCACCAATGGAACTGGCAAAATCACAAGACGATGATGAGGTTGTTGAGTTAAAGAAACAATTATCAGATCAAACAGACATCATAATGGAATTTACTAAAGAAGCAACTTTTAGAAAATTTAAGAAAGATGCTGATGAGTTTACAAAATTACCAATGGACTCAGACACAATGGCAGGTGTATTACAAGCGATTGATAGTCTAGACATTAAAGACGAGTTACTAACTATGTTTAAAGCGGTTTCAGCACAGCTTGACCTTGGTGATGTGACAAAAACAATTGGATCAGATGGCAGTGTGTCTAGCGATAACGCCAGCAGATTAAATTCAATGGCTAAAGCGCGATCAGATGAGAAGAACATTTCATATGCTAAAGCGTACACACAGGTTCTGACAGAGAACCCTGAACTTTATGGAGATATAAAATAATGGCAACACAACAAATCACAGGTTACATAAACATGACCGCAGGTGCTGATCTTTCAGCCGTGAAGAATCGTTTCGTTAAAGTGGCAGCTGATGGTCAAATTGATCAAGCTGGTCTTGACGCAACTGCCGAAGGCGTATTACAAGATGACCCAGCTGCAGCTGGCAGAGCTGCTCTTGTAGCAATCAGCGGTGTCACTAAAATTGTTGCAGGCGCAGCAGTTACTCGTGGCGGGGATATAGTATCAGATGCGTCTGGAAGAGCTATTGATAAAGGCGCTAATGCAAATGTATTGGGCGTGGCGTTAGAAGCAGCTTCCGGAGCCGGTGAGCTGATCGCAGTATTGTTAAAATTATAAGGAATAAATGAAATGCCAACTAGCAATCAAGTAACAGCATCGGTACCACTAACTAATATCAGTGTCGCTTATGCGCAGGATCAAAACAATTTCGTAGCAGAAAAAATGTTCCCAACTGTACCAGTAAACGTACAAACTGGTCAATATTGGACTTACACGGCTGCTGATATGCACCGTTCACAAATGCAGAAGCGCGCAGATGGCGCACCTTCAGTACAAGGTGATTATGGGCTGTCTACATCTACATATTTCGCTGAAGTTTATGCTGAAAATGTATCAATTGGCGCACAAGCAAGAGCCAATGCCGTTTCACCACTTGACATGGATAGAGATGCTGCTTTATATCTCACCAACCAAGCTCTTTTACACAAAGAAATTCAGTTTGCTAACACCTTTTTAACAACTGGCGTTTGGGGCACTGACAAAACACCTGGCACATTATGGTCAGCTGGTGGATCAACACCAATTAACGATATCAGAACTGGTATGCAGACTGTGCTGAAAAATACTGGTCAACGAGCTAATAAGATCGTTTGTAGTATTGATGTTTTTAATACACTGATTGACCACAGCACAATCGTTGGTCGTATTTTAAATACTGATATCAACGCAATGGCCCAGGTTTCCGTACCAGTACTAGCCAACTTTTTTCAGGTTGATGAATTCTTGGTAATGAATGCGATGCAGAATACCGCAGTTGAAGGTGCAACAGCATCTAACGCGTTTATTGGATCTAAAGATATGTTGATTGCTTACACACCATCAACACCATCTCTAATGACACCAAGTGCTGCTTATAACTTTGCGTGGACTGGTTATGATAACACAATGGGCCTTGGCGTATCTACATGGTACGAAAATGCTAGAAAAGCTGACATAGTAGAAGTTGAATATGCGGCTGTACAGAAAGTGGTTTCTTCTGCTTCTGGTTATTTCCTGAACAATGTAATTGCGTAATGAATTACATCGCAATCATAGATTTTGATTTGGATGGTGTCTTTTTAGTTAAGGGCACCCCATTCAATTTTAATAAAGGGTTTAACAAGGAACGAATTAACAACCTTGTGACACAAGGATTTATCGTTAAGATAATTCAACCAAAGAAAAAATAAGATTATAGCCGGGCTGTAACAGGCCTGGCCATTATCAGGGAGATACAATGTCATTCACATTTAATATAACCGTAACCAGTGATATTGATAAGGTAAGGTTTAATACAGGTGATACAGACTCTACTGACTATTATCTTGAAGATGAATCAATCACATATTTATTGACGCTTGGCAATGTTGCTTACGCATCAGTAGAGGCATGTTACAAAATTAAGGCCAATCTAGCTCGTAAGGTTGACGAGACGGTTGACGACCACAGTAAGAGCTATTCACAATTACAGCAACATTTCACTCAGTTGGCGATTCAGTTAGAGAAGAGATTATCATCTAATATCACATTTGCTGACACAACCACCAACAACTTAGTATTCACTCAGGAGAAACCATAATGGCAGATTCAAAATCACATTTACCAAACGTTATAGTTCATGATTTACCTGTAGATAGAGAGAATGCGTTACCAATAGCACATACTGATTATGCAGGTAGACAATCACAAGCATCACTGTTTGGCGATTTACAAACAGCCCACCGTCATGATGAAATCAACATAATATTCACTTATGATGTGTCAGATTATAACACACACACAACCACAACTGGGCTTGGAGCAGTATCAAGTAATGACTCACAAGCGCTAGTATCAACTGGTGGTATTGGCACTGCCACTTTAGAAAGTAGAGAGCATATAGCCTACCAATCAGGCCATGATAATTACGCACTATTCACAGCGGCTTTTATCACACCAACAACAGCTGGTTTTCAGAAGATTGGACCATATACCGGAACTGATGGTTATTGGATTGGCTTTATCAACCAACAATTTGGCGTGGGTAGAGAGAAGAATGGTACTGAAACCTTCACGGCGCAAACGGCTTTTAATTTAGATAAGCTGGATGGTACTGGATCAAGCCATTTCACAATAGACACCACGAAGATGAATATTTTTCGTGTAAATTACGGTTATCTTGGTGTGATGACTGTCATATTTGAGATCTACTGTGGTAAAGCGATAGGTTGGGTGCCGTTTCATTACATAGATGTACTAAACACTCAAGTAGCCAATATTATTGATAGCCCATATCTACCAATACGGTCAGAAGTTAAATCAACCAATGCCACAACCACCCAGATAAGGTCTGGTTCCTGGTCAGCTGGTTATACTGGCACAAGTAGATCACCAAAATCTAATAGATTATTCGCAATTGAGAATGAAAAGACCATATCAGCAGGTGTGAAGACCTGTATAGCATCACTAAAACCGGTGACCACATTTAAAACGAAAGCGAATGTGATATCATCAATCATAAATCAATTGAGCGTGGCAACAGACGGTACAAAAACAGTTAAAATAAATTTACTTTTAAATGCCACAATTGGCGGAACCCCAGTTTACAATACAGTGGACGCAGATAGCACTGTCACTTTTGATATAGCTGGTACAACTGTAACTGGTGGTAGATTGATTGGGTCATGGGTGCTTGGCAAAGCAGATTCATTTAATATTGATTTGTTAAACACTCATCTGATATTTAGAGAAGGTGATGTGGTGACCATATCAGCAGAATCAACAAACAGCAATCTAGTTGACGCAGCAATCACCTGGGGAGAAATGTTTTAAATGGAGAAAATTACGGTATGAACCCAGCACAATATAATATT